ACGATGTGCGGGTACGGCGGCATATGCCAGACCCACCGGACGACGCGGCCCTCGTCGTCAAGGATGCCGTATCTCATTTCTTTCCTTAAAATCGTAAAACCAATCATCACCAGCGGACCACTTGCGCGTACCGTCTACGGTCCAAAATGTTTGCGCTGCTTGAAAGTCTGGAAATTTAGTCTCAGCAGGAATGAGAGACTGGTCGTACCACAAGCATCTGTTGTTCGGCTGACACGCAAACTGCCCGTTGTCCAGTTTGATCCAGTTAAACGACTTGTGTTCCTCGGCTTGTTCCGTGAAGCCTGTATCTAGCGTCATTTCATCAGCACAGAAGTCTACAGTGAACAAATAGCGACCAAAATGCCACTGCTTGTCTTTGCCGAAGAACTTAACGCCGAGGTTACGCAAGCCAATCTTTTCTATGACTGTGAACCTGTAGCCCATGCAGTCCCACAACTGCAAAGTGTCTACGGGGAGGTTGCCATGCTCCGTTTGCCAAACGTATGCGTGAATTGGCAACTTGTCGTAGAGCGCCCCATAATTTGGTAACAGCGATTCAATGCGAAATACTTGGCCGCGCAAGGCTTTTAGGCTCACCCAAACCGCAGGTTCTAATTCACCGTGACCCCTTTGGAAGTTGTAAAGAAACTCCTTTCGGGCAAAACATTTAATGGGCGGTAATGACGCCACTATATAACTCATGACCAGTCCTCGTAGAATTTATGTTGTCCGATTGGTAGAACAATGCCGCACCGCTCGCACCTGTCATGCGTGTAGCGGTAGTGCGCGTCCACGCAACTGATGGTGTTTTTGTGGCCGAATAGCCAGCATAAAAACTTAGCCACCGTTCTTCTCTCCCCTTTGGCGAAGTGCTTCAAGCACATCGTCAGTACAACAAATGCCTTCAGCGTCGCTGTTGTCTATCACTATCAAGCGACACGCCTCCCGCTCATGCGCGGCGACAAGGGCGACAAAGCGTTCAAGGTCTGCGTTTCTAATGTTCCAAAAGTCCCATAGTTCTGGGGATAATGATGGTCTGGCCCCCGCCTGCACCGCTATGCGGAATATGTCATCGCGTGTCATAAATGCTTTCCTGATCGGTAATTGTGCTTCGCCATTAGTAGGATTTCCTGCAAATTTTTCCCGTTCGGTAATCATGCGATCTTGTCCTTGAATCCGCTTGTGTGTAGTCGCTTAAAGCAAGCCTCACACTTCCACCGATAGCCCTTGCCGCTTGATAACGGGACCTTGTGTGTCGCAGGGTTGACCCTGCATTGCTGGCAGTTGGGTTTTACTTCCACGATCCACCCCGCGCAGCCATTTGACCGGCAAGAAACGCAGCCTTGTAAGCCCCATCGTGCGTATTGGCCCGCATCAACTGTTCTTTTAGGTGGTTAATCTCAACTTGAGATTGTTTGTTTGCCTCTTCCCAGGCGGCTTCCCAGGCCTCCCACATCGGTGCTTCCCTTGGGTCATAACTACCAGCCGGAATGGTCTTGTGAATTACAGACCACCATTTTCGCCACGCTTCTGCTTTAGTCATAGCCTTGCCTTTATCAAGATTTTGAGTTCTGAACTGCTAAACAAACGATCTTTACCCTGAAAAATAATCTTTTCTGTCCACGGTCTTGACCACAAACATTGAAGCTCTGGGACAGCACGGGAGTTGAGCAACTCTTCGGTTGTGTAGGTGACTACACCCAATCCCACCCATTTGTGCGGCTCAACATAATGCGGGACCACAATTTCTTCGCTGTTGGGCAACTTAAACACAGGTTCTAAGCTGTAATCCGTATTGCGCTTGTTTTGCTCTGAAATACTGAAGTTAAGTTTGAATTCTGGTTTTTGTTTCGTTGTCATTTCTGCTCTCCGATTTTGGTTTTGGCATCGTCAAACCCGTACCCCACAATGACCCGATGCCCGCAGCCCCGTAGGTAATTGATCCAGTCTTTCTGCTCTGGTCGTATCACACCTCCTTTCTGACGCTTCATCTCAATCCACAAACCCCATGAGGGGACAAACAAATCAGGAACCCCGGCGCTAACACCCTCTGCTTTCAACCTACTTGCCACGCTAATGCTGCGCTTCTCACCGTTGGGGATGGCAAAAATCCGCACATCTGGGTAAGTTTGCCGAAACCATCGGACCAGTTCGCGTTGCTCTTCATGCTCGGTTGGCATCACCATTTGCGCTTGACCACTCTGAAGAATTTTCCATCGCGTTTGTACTCAATGGATACTGGGGGAAACCCTTGGTTCATCTGCGCCACCACATAATCAACCGCGTCTGACTCAGCCACTTCGTTGATCTGATTAAGCACCGCCTGGGATTTGTTAGCGATGTAGTACAGCGTACCCAAGGCTTTCTCACCGGCAAAGCCAGAGTGAAGTATCGGCAAATATTCCGTAATAGGAATATCGCTCAGGCCACCGTAGTAGGTGATTGACACCATTAGCTTGCCGCTGGCCTGACTAACGTGACGCCGCCAAGACCAATCGGTAACCGCCATCTCGGTCCCGCTGTCGCCCATAATGTCGTCATGCTGTAGCTTTAACCGCTTAGGCTCAACGGCGGGGAAATCCGTCCCACAAGCGGGGCATACGCGCACCGCTAACGCACAGATCTCGTTGCAGTTGTCGCATATTTTGATCGGTGCAACACCGTCGCCCGTTCCTCCCTTTTTGGGAGCTTGGACGTTAGTGATCGGTCCATGAGTCGCCACAACCTTCGCAAAGTCCAGAACCAAACAGTGATCGGTGTGGCTTTTGGGGCGCATTCCTCGACCGGCCATCTGGATGTACAGCCCAGGCGACATCGTTGGGCGCAGCATAGCAATCAGGTCAATGTCTGGGTAATCAAAGCCCGTGGTCAGCACGTTGGCGTTGGTTAGCGCTTTGATCTTGCCGGTTTTGAACTCCTCAATGATCTTCTCGCGCTCTTTCTTAGGCGTGTCGCCAGTCACGCACTTAGACGGTACGCCCCAGTAGTTCAATATTTCGCAGACGTTCTCAGCGTGGGATACGCCGGTACAAAAAAACAACCAATGCTGCCGGTTTTCTGCCAGCGCAATCACCTCTGACACGACGCGCACGTTTTGGTCTTTAGTGTTGACCGCCTTCTGCAACTCGCCTTCTACAAACTCGCCACCGCGCTTTGCAACGCCGGTTGTGTCTAGCGCAGTCGATGTGATCTTGGAACGTAGCGGGGCAAGATGCTTCTTAAAGATTAACTCTTCAATCGTTACCGGCTCAATCAAAGCGTTAAAGATCGCTGGCTCATCGGTAATCATGCCGTGGCCTAGCCTGTACGGCGTGGCGGTCAGGCCAATGACCCGCAGGTTAGGGTTGATGCGTTGAAGCTGGCGTAACAAGTCACGATAGCCGCCCGTGTCCTTGTGATTGACCAGATGGCACTCGTCAATGATTACCAGATCAACGTAGTCAATCTGCGCCGCCTTGTCCCGCACAGACTGTATTCCGGCAAAAGTGATTGGCTGGTGCAGTTCACGCCGCCCTATGCCCGCGCTGTAAATGCCAAGCGGGGCGTCAGGCCAATGTGTGTACATTTTCTCAGCGTTCTGTTCAATTAGCTCCTTAACGTGGGTCAACATAAGAACTCGCGTCTCAGGCCATTTGGTCAACGCATCTTGGCAAAGTGCGGCAACAAGGTGGCTTTTGCCTGAGCCTGTTGGCAGCACTAGACATGGGTTGCCTTTGTAGCCAGCAAGAAACCAGTTGTACAGGTCAGTAATGGCCCGCTGCTGGTAGTCACGCAAGATCATCCCGTGATCCTTGCATCAAACATCTTGCGAAACTCAATCATGCCTTCGTCAGATTCGGCACAAGCCTCGGCGTTGGCAACCAACTCCTTGGACCCATACACACCGTCCCCCGGCTCGCCGTTCACCACTTCATTGCCCTTGATGACGTAGATCGTCTGCCACTGGTCACCGGCTTCTTTGCGCTGCCACGGGACCATGTCAGGGTGCAGGACATGGCTACCGCAACCCTCGCGCTGCCACTCAACGGGTATCTCGCTACCGGCGTGGCGCTCGCAGATCCACTTGGAGTTCTCCGTAGCAGTGCTATGGGCGCAGGTGCGGCAGTTGACCTCTTTGGTCAGGCGGTCGCCGTGGCAAAACTCATGAGCAGGACACCACTTGCATTGATACCAACTTGGATCAGCACTTAACGGCTCTGGCATCCGGTCAGACAATGCGATGCGCTTACCACGCGCTATTGCGTTTTCGGCGACGTCTTTGTCGTACTCCACCCGCTCGGTATAGAGTCTGTCGTCATCTTTGCAGACAGCCACATATAGCGCCCGATCAATACCAGTTCCGTGCATATAAGACTGCATTTGCACAAAGTGATCAAACTTGGCACGTTCCACGCCCTTGTCTTCGACTTGTTCAAACGATTTTTTGTTGTGGGTTTTGTACTCACAAACGTGTTTCTTCTGTGGCGCTCCCGGCACTCCACATAGTGCGATGTCATC